TGCGTCGATAGAATCGCCATGAACAGATTTCCTCCGACACTCTGGCCGCCGTAATCACGCCGCCAACTTGTTCGTCGCAGGTCGTGCAATGGTTGTCGGTGTAGCCAAAGTCGATGTCGAATTCACTTGGAGCGTTGCCATTGCAGCAATCCGTGCATCCGCAGCAACATCGGCCAACGGAGAATCTATCTTTCACGCGGCACACTCCGCGCCCACGACAACCCACTTGTCCTCGTCGTGAAAATATTCGATGAACAAGTCCGAGCCGTTGGCAATGTTGCCCGCGCCTGTCATCCAGTTGTAATGCACCGTCACATTGCCACGGGCTGAGTCTTGAATGTAGACGTCCGCCGATCCTGTTGAGCCATCGGTGACGGTTGTTGTTGCTCTTGCCTTGCGTCGTACGGTTCGCGTTTCGCCAACGTGCAGAACGCATGATTTAACGCCAGTGCCTGTCGGCTTGTAGATGATGCGTGCCCATCCGCCGAAGTCGCCCTTAAGCTGCGTATCGCCAGGAACGACCCTTGCGTGCGTGTTGTCAGCGTCAACGATGTCGACATTAGCAACGCACACGCCGCTCGTTGTCGCGTCGACGATTTCATTGTTTGCGGCGTCAGCCAGCAACACAGCGCATGGCGGATCGACACCAGCCCGAGCGATGCCATTTAGGACAATCGCGTAACGCGTCGGCGTTGCAACGGATGTTGTTAGTTCGAGCACAGCCCCAGCGGATAGCGTGCTTCCGGTTGTGTTCTTGACGCGAAAGATGTCGCCAGTGATTACCTGTCTAATCCACCACCGATAGCCCTTGCCAACGCAATAGACCAAATCGCAAATTACCGGCGTATTCTCAACCAGTGACGAGCCATCCCAGGTGCGAGCAACAATTGACCGCGTTCCGTTGCCGGCTTGTGTTTTTGATCGCGTCCCTGCCGTTTCCGTGAAGTAGTAATCACGCAAGCGAACGACATAGGTATTGCCGTCGTTCGGATAGGTCGGATTCGCCGAGTTCGTCGACGTGTAACCCGTCACCGTCCGCACAACGTCGGATTCCCGACGCTCGACCATTTGCTGAGCGGATATTGATTCCGACAATGCTTTCAACCGCGAATGGTCGCGTTGAATCTTGCGGATTGACTCTTCCGAAAACTGGCGAAAGTCGCTCATTAGGTCGGCTGCTCCGAGATGCCCAAGGCCACAACCAGCCCCGCGCCCTGCGTGCCAGTGCTTCCGCTCGTCGTGATGACGATGTAGAGCACGTCCTTCGCGTCAACGCCTGTCGTCGTCACATTGGCTGCCTGCTGCGTCTGCGACGTGTCGGCCGAACTAATCTCGACCGCTGCGGACAATACGCTGGTGAGCGTAGCAGAGCCGTCAGCAGACTTCTTCAAATCGACCGTGTATTTTAAGTCGCCGCCAGTGGGCGACGTCAGCGGACGAATCCAGAGATGACTGATTGTTGCCGATCCGTAGGCCAGAAAAACGGCAACAGTTTGGCTTGCCACCGTTGTCGCCAGCGGAATCTGAAACAGGTGTTGCCCGTAATGTACGGCCTTCGTGTAGGCCAACCTATCGGCCGCGACGGCTGAAAATGTAGATGTCGTAACACTGCCAGCCGGTAGGCCCACAGTGCCACCAAAGCTAGCAACGCCTTGCACCTCAAGATCACCGCGAATTGTCGTCAGGCTCATTGTGTCACCTCGAAAGCTTGTGTCAGGAATGAAATTGCCCCGAGGGTAAACGTGTCGGGAACACGGTATTCAATCACAACCGGATCGGCTGTTGGGTCTTGGAGCGGTTGCCCGGCACCGTCGAGCAACTGCGGCGACTTGACAGGCTGCCCCAACACCGGATCAAGGATTGGCGCACGGATCGCTAGCCCGTCGAGAATGTCCGTGAATGACACCGTTCCGCCCTTGCCGTCAGGATCGCCGGCCGCCAGTTGGCGGTTGAATCCTAGGTCGAACAGCTTAGTGTTCCAGCCTTCGGGATTGAAGCTGAATTCCGCTGTCGCTTCGCGGTAGTCGACCAGTTCACGCTGTCCGTTTCGCTCGACGGCGATCCGCTTCGTCATCACGTTCAGATCAGACAGCTTGAGCGTTCCAGCCAAGAATACGCCTGTATACCCCAGTCCGTCCTTGATCTTGATTTTCTGCGACAGGATACGGCCTACGTTTCGCAGCAGGTCGACATCGAACACGCCGATATTGATTCGCGCATACATTCTGGCAACTGGCTTATCCTGCGTCACGGGTGGCGAGTCGATGCGATCGCCAGCCGAGTTTTGCACGCGGATCAATTCGCCCGGCTGGAACTTTTGGACGGGATGCGTGAATCCGCTGACGTAATACGCCTTCTCGGCTGGCTCCGTCTGCGTGCCGCCCGCGAACCAAATGTACGGCCGCCAGTCCTCCGGATCTTGCGACGGATTGCCGTTGGCGTCAACCGCCTGTGCGGCCTGCGTGCTGCCGCCGCTTCCGGCTGTCGGCTGGCTGGCAAACGTGAACGTCACTTCCCAGACGTTCGCCGATCCTGCGACATGTCGAGGAGCGCTTACCTTGGTGCATATGGCGTTCGAGTCGCTATCTCCGCCGTAGCTGTAGCTCGATTTAAGCCACGGTCCGTTGGTTCGAAAATAATTGAATATTGCCGCCGGTCCGGTTGCTGTGTTGTCTGTCTGCACGCGGTAAACGGCCGTGTATTCCAGCGAGTCCGCTGTTGCGTCGCCAGTTGCCCCGCTCCAATGCAGCGTAACGGATGTCACCGCCATCTAGTAAAGCTCCGCTGTGCCTACGACGAGCGTAGGCTTGGTTTTGGTTGTGTCCAAAAGCTGCTGCAAGGTATCGCGCGTCTCTCGCATGATATCACGCATCTCGCGGTCGAACACGCCTTCCGCTGTTCGAACGCCACCGCCTTGGGCGGCTTGGATCTGTTGCTGAATGTTGGCCGCCTGATCTTGTCGAGCTATGGCAAGCTCCGTCGCTCGACGGGCGTCAGCCATTGCCCGGAAACCTTCCATTGTGTTCGCGGCAGCCGCGCCTAGTCCCTGAATCTGCTCATTCAGTCCGGCCGCTTCGATGCGTGCTTGGCCAAGCTTATTGGCCGCTTCGCCAAACGCCGCGTCGAACACTTCCTGCGTAATCGCCCCGGCCGCCGCTAGGTCTTGCAGCTCTTGCACCGTGCCAGCGAACGCCGCTTCCGGCGGCGCGAATTGCTCAGCCAATTGGGCGCCGCGTTCGAGTAGTTCGCGATGGCGTTCCGCTCCCGCTGTCGCGTCAGCCCATTTGCCAGCCACTTCGGACAGCTTGGCGGACAGGTCGGCTGAAGCTTGTGCGGCCGACTTCACCGCGTTCGCTGTCGCCGATCCAGCTTTGTCGCCCTGCTCCGCTAACGCCTTGGTTTGCTGGACAGCCTTCTCGGCTTCTGTGCTCACACCGGAAAACGCGAATTCAACGGCCGCTACGGCCCCTGCGGCCACGACTAGCGATGCCGCGAGCGTAGCCCAGCCCTGCGGCCCAGATAGAGCCTGGAACACGGCCTGTGCCATGCTCATGGCCCTGATGGCGGTGACGATGTTTTTCATTGCGGCTACAACGCGGCCAGCGTAGGTGACGGTCAGCAAGAATGACCCCGCGAACGCGATCACTTGGGCACTAGCCAACGCCGATCGGCCGTCGATGCTGCCGATCGCCGCGACCATCGATTCCAACGCACCGACAACGCTAGACGCGGCAGGAAGCATTGCTTCGCCTAGGCTTGTGGCCAACGCTTGAACGCGTCCCTTGAGCATCTCGAATCGACCGGCGACAGTTTGACCGCCAGCCTCGATCATGCCAGCGAATCGACCGCCCGCCGATGTCGCGTCGACCAAGGCTTGACGCACCTCGTCAAAGCTGACAGCACCCGCCGTCATACGCTCACGCACTTGAGCCATCGTTTCGCCCGTACGCTGCGCGATTTGCTGGAGTGGATTCCACCCCGCATTGACGAATTGCAGCAGATCTTGACCGGTAAGTTTGCTGGCTGCCGCCACCTGCCCAATAACAAGCGACAACCGCGAAAACTGATCCGCGTTCCCCATCGAGACGTCGCCAAGCATCTTGGCAATCGGCACAACCTGCTGTGTCGCCACGCCGAATTGCAGCATCGTATTGGTGCCGCTAAGCAATGTTTCCAACCCGAGCGGCGACACAATATCAAATTGCCGTAACTGGCCGAGGATCGACGACGCCTGTTGAGCGTTTCCGATCAGCACGCCGAATTGCATTTGCGTTCGTTCCAGGTTGGCTGCCAGCCCGACGGCCCATTGAACAGCACCAGCGGCGGACAGCCCGCCGAATGCCAGCCCTGCAGCCCCAGCTACCTGCGTAGCCGTCGCACCGAATTGCTTGATGGCGGCTTGTGCCTTTGTCAGCCCCGCGTATAGCCCGCCAGCGCTCGCGGAAACGACGACAGCCAGCTTGCCTACGTTAGTCGCCATTCAATGCCGCCCTTCGTTCTGCTTTGGCTTTTCGCAGCTTTTCGAGCACCGCTTGCGGATCTTCTTTCGGCGGCCAGTGCGGCCACAATCCCGAGACGTTTTCGACGGCGTGAATGTGCCGCTGTGCGTACGCTTCCATCCGCATATCGGCCCTTACGTCGCCCCACGCCTCCTCAGACCAGTAACGCCGCCATCCGTCCGCCTGCGACGCGGTAAGCTCGTCAGCGAGCCTATCCGGATGGCTGTAGCCAAGGGCGAGACACAAGCGATATGCCCACTTCTCGCCCTCGGTTAGTTTTTTGCTGCTGCCCCTGCCGAATTGATTGTCATGGCTTCTTGACCGGCTTCCATCAGCACGTCAATCGGCCATCCGGCAAGCTCAGCCCTTCCCGCGTCGTTGTCGAGCGGTCGCGTTCCGTCCTGCTCGACAATCGACACGCTCAGCAGGTAAACGAACAAATCAACCAGCACCGGCCCCTCGATCTTGTCGTTGCCGCCAGTCTGCGCGTCGAGAATTCGCTTCGCGATTTCTAGCCCAGCCTTGCCGTCAGCCTCAACAAGCTCGAAGTCGAGCCCGCGATCCTGGTTGACGTATCGTGCCGCCTTCCGCTTCAGTTTGTAGCCCACGCCATTGCTCCTAAATGACCGTTACGTAAACGCCGATGTCCGCTGAATAGTAACATCCCACGCGTTCGGCTGGTTGTGCTCGATCTGCGACGGTTCAACCTTGCTGACGAATCCGCTAAACGTCTGGACGGTTGGCGTCGCGTCGGTGTAGGTAATCGTCACCGTCTTGATTGCCTTCGATCCAAACAGCGTATCGAGCGACGTTTGATCGGTGTCGTCCGGGTCGCGAAGCAGCCGGAAAGTAAATTCCGAATGCTTTTCGATTCCTGCGATGTACGTTTGCAGCGTCGCGTCCAGCGTCGTGATATCGACAAGCTCGCGGTCGCGCATTGGAGGCTTGGCGTTGACGATTAAATCGATGGTTTTCGAGTCGACGGTAACAACCGTCCCGAGTCCGATGATTGGCGTAGGCATGGCTTTCTCCTAGGGAATTATCTGCACACTTAATGCGGCGACATGCGCCACGTCATCGCTACTGACACTGCGGGGAATGTAATCGTCGCTGTGATCCTCGACAAAAATCCCTTTGACGGTGCTATCCGCGAACGCGCCGCGATAGTTGTTCAGCTTGTCGCGTACGGCCAACGCCAAATCTTGGCATTGGTCCAGGTCTTCGCTAACGCATTCGATGTCGAAAAACTGCTCGTATCCCGAAGGCGATCCGCCGTCCAGCGTACGCGGTTCGTCGGTGCGTGACCGACGAAACCAAATAAACGGCACGATGGAAGATTCCGGCACGATGCCCTGATGCACCCGCGTCGACACAACGCCAGCAATGCCAGCGTCAGCCGTCAGGAATGTCCGTAGTCGTTCGGCAACGTCTGGCATTAGCGGGACGCCTCCAGTTCGACATTGCGGCGGAATGTTTGCGCGAACTTGGCAATCGATCCTGACACATTCACTTGCAACGCTGGACCAACAAACGGCCTGCCTTGTACTTGCCCGGCATTCACGGCTTGCGTCTGGCCAGGCTGCAAAAACTTCTTGCCACGTTGTAACAGCACAGCATCGCGAACAGAGCCACCGCGACGGCCTACGGCTATTCGATGGCCAAGCTCGACCAAGTGGCCATAGTTGGCCGGAACCCGTTTTTTTCCGCGATAGATGCCTCGTGCGTTGCGATCAACGCCAATCACGCTGGCAATGATGCCAGTGCCATAGGTTTTCGTCCGCAGAATCAATGCCTGCCGCAACAATCCAGAACGATCGACAAACGCCGCTGTCTTGCGTGCGGTTGATCTTACCGGACGAGCGGCGGAAACATTCGCCCGCCGCAAAATGCGACGACGAACGCTGTTCGTCAGCATGTCGAACTTGCCAATCAAAGGCTGAATGCCTTGAACATCGATTTTAAGTTGCAGCATCGACAGCCTCCGCGCACAAAAGCTCGATCAGCCCCTTATCCTGCCCCAGGTCGTTGACGTGCCCGATATTCAGCCGTCGCGTTCCCCACTGCAAGTAATGCCTCACCGTAATCTGATCGCCACGCCGCCACCAACCGCGCACGACGTGCGACGCCGTAGGGTAGGTTTGGCGGGCGTTGATTAGCTCGACGCCCGTCAATGTCCGTATCTCGCATGGCCAAGCGATCGTCAGACTGACATCGGCTCCCGTGATCTGTCCGCGACTATCGACGCCCGTAGCCGGCCGCTTGACGTCAACGCGTTGACGCATCGAGCCTAGCCGGGCTGTCTGCGGGATGATTCGCGGAAGTCGTGCAGCCATTACGGATAGCTCGGTCGTTGATAGCGTAGGATCATGCGTTCGTAAGCCATGTTTTCAGTCAGCTTTTCCAGTCCCTCACGGTCTTGGAATCGTCGAGCGATGTCAACAAGCATCATCTGCTTGAACGCTTGCGGAATCGCGGCTTGCGACGCGTAGCCAGCAACAAACGTCACCGTTACGCTATTCGGTTCGCCTCTGGCTGATGGCCAATCCTTCAAGTAGGCAAGTTTGATTTCCGGGATCGGCTCGTTGTTGTCGAGCGCGTAATCCGCGCTCGTGAATGTGTAGGTGTTTCCATCGTCGCCGATGTACGTGATTGACGTCACGCTTTGTACTGGCCTCACCGGTAGATAAATTTCCGGTTCGCCAGGGAAGTCGTCAAGCGTCAGCGTATGCGTCCCTGTCGCCAGTACAACGCCGCAATCATGCTCGACTTGCTCGCGTGCAGCCTGAATCAGCCGCAGCACGTGCGCATCGTGCGCGTTGTCGTCGTCGGCTAGCTCAAGATGCTTTTTCGCTTCCGCCAACGTCACCGGCTCGAAAGTCGGTGACGTTGTGCGAATAGCTCGGCGTTCGCCTTGCATGGCTTACACTCGCAGGATGGCGCCAAACCCACGTTCCGAAGCGGACACACCCACGTCACCGGCTCGGCTCAGCAGAGCGAACGCGGCAAGGTAGGTGCCAGTCGATCCATCGCCAGCAGTGGCAACCAAATCGATGTACCGCTTGCGGCCCCGCAAGTCCACCTCAAACGAGAAACACTTGTTGTCGTCCGTGGCAGTTGGCAAAGCGGAAGTCGTTCCCGCAATGCTGGCACTGGTGCCGTAGACGAGCCCCGTGATGTCGGCCGCACCGCTCATGCCGCTGTCGTCGCTTTCTTGCAGCTTCAGAGCGGTCATGGCAATATCGGTGGCGCCAAGATAAACCAAGACTCGCAGATAAGCGAATCCGGCCGTATCAATGGTCGCCGTGGTGTAGCTGGCGTTGTCGACAATCGCCGCAGGCGGCGTAATGCTCACGAACTTGTCATGCTGTGCAGGATTCATTTTGATTCCTTTGCTTGATATGCGGGAAAGCGGCTAGCGGTTGCTAGCCGCGAGAATGTCAATCAACACTAGCTGCCAGGAGTCGACAGCATCACGATCGAGCCAGCCACGCTGGCCGTGCCTGTCTCGTGAACTTTGATGTCGAACCGCTCTGTGCCGAGGATGGCGATTTGCTGCGTCAGGAATTTCACTTCCCGAGACAGGTCAACCGTCACCCCGCGCCGATCGCCAAACTTGACGCCTTGGCGGAGGTTGCCAAAGTAAACAAGTCCGTCCGTGCTGGCTTGGTCGCCAGTCGTGTTGTTCATCACCTCGACGAACACCACCGGATAGCCCAAAAACTGCACCTGCGACGCACCGCCCGCGATTTCGCGAGTCGTGTTGCCGCCAGCAGCCGCAGCCAAGCGAAGCATCGACAACGCCCAGCCCGACCGGTGGATGTACCACGACGGCCCACCGTTCATAAACGCGTAGCTTGGCAGCTTGGCGATCATGCCTTCGAAATCTTCCAGGTCAAGCTTTTGGAACCCCAGGTTGCCAGCGATCGCGGTGTATTTCGCACCGGCAGCCAGTGCGTTTTTAACACCGACAATGCCGCCGTAGGTCGACGTTCCGTCGCCATTGAATCCGGCGTTGTCTTCGTTGTAGGCCATGGCGAGCGCCATTTCCTGCGTGATGAGATTGCCGACGGCAATGGCCGAGTCCTCGTCAACGTCTCGGCTGTAGTAGCTCAACGCACCCAGCTTTTTGGCGACAAGCTTCACCATGTCCAGCGTAGGCGTCGTCTCGGTAGGCGTGCCCGTTTCGCCGATCCAATAGCCGGTAATGCCATTGGTTCGACGAGGCGTATCCTTGACGTCGCGAGCCATTGGCACAATTTCAGCGGCACGGCGAATGACGCCGTATTCATTGACCAGCCGAATCAAGTTGGCCTCGTATTCGACGGGAATCAGGAATCCGCCGTCCGAATCGCTGCTGCCGCTCATCGCGTTCTGGACGTCGATGCCAAGGATGTCCTGGCACCACTGGCCAGCCGACTTGTTGCCAGCGACGGCCATCACCAATTTGCCAAACCCGTACGCGGCCTGCGCGGCGTGCTCACCTTGGAATGCGGTGATCGGCGCCCGAGCGGTGGCCTTCGCGGGAATGCGAATCCGAGCGAACAGATTGCTCGCATCGAGCACGCCCTTCGATTCGTGCACAGCAGGAATCTGGCGGCTGGCTTGCACGTTGGCAAGCTCGCGTTCGAACGCGGTGGCTTGTGCTAGTTGCTTTTTCAGATTGGCGACAATGCCGCCGTTTCCGTCCTCGCCGATCAACTCGGCAATGCGGGCGGATTCCTCCGCTTTCGGCTCGCGGTTTTCGCTGTCGATCACATTGGTGAGCGCCTGAACTTCGTCGAGCGAAGCGGCGATCTTTTCTTGCAAAACCTTCGATTTCATCTGGCATCTCCTGTTGAAGTTGGCCGGGTGCCAACGACAAAGGGCACAACCCGGCGTAAGCTGGATCGTGCCCCTAACAAGAGACTCGATTGGTTTGGCCGCGACACCTAACAAGACGCCGCGACCATCGAAATATACGCTACTGGACGCGTCCTAGCAAGATGCTCGCGCCAAAGCCAGTCGGCGACGCATGGCGGCCGCCGCGACGTTTGGCGATACACTGGCAGCCCCTGTGAGCAAATCTTGAGGCGTTTTGGCAAACATCCCATCGCGGACACAAGCTTTGATCGCTAGCTGCTGGCCGACAGCATCGGCAAATCCATTTTTGACCGCTTCCTCCGCCGTCATCCAAGTTTCGGCGGCCATCCACTCGCGGATCTTTTCCTTATCCTGCTTGGTTCTCGCCGCGTATTGATCCACAAGCTGTTCGTCGATTTTCCGCAGCAACGCGGCCGCTTTTTCGTGCTCGGCGGCGTTGCCGTACAGCCCGCCCCACGCGTTGTGAATCATCACCATCGCGTTAGCCGCAATCTCAATGCGGCTTGCAGCCATGGCGACAAACGAAGCGGCGGATGCCGCCAACGCGTCAATCTGCACGACGACGCCAGGCGTGTAAGCGGCCAACGCCGAATACATGGCCTGCCCTTCGAACACGCTCCCGCCCGGCGAATTCACACGCACGCGGACTGGTTGCCCGCCAGCTTCGCGCAGTTGGTCGACCATCCATTTTCCATCGAGCAGCCCGTAATAAGACGGCCCGATTTCATCGTAGAGCATGATTTCCTTCATGTGACATCTCCCGCAACGATGGCCGTTGCTAGTTGGTCGATACGATCTTGCCACAACGCTGTCTCAGCCCTGACAGCCTCCGCAAGCCCATCAGGAACGCGGCTAGCGACTTCGGACAATCGCCGCTTACTTTCGGCCGTCCAATCATTGGCGAGCGTAGGCGGCCCGTCACACTCGCTCACAGCGGATGCAACTCGCTCCGTCCACGTCGCGTAAAACTTGTCGAGCCAGCCAGTAAAGTTCGGTTCTGCTGATGCTTGCATCACTCGGCTCACCTCCACTTTCGCCATTGCCGCAATCCGCGCCGCGACAATCTTGCGGAGCCTTGCTTCAACCGCTGGCGGCTCAGTTGTGCGGGTAGGTTGTTCGGTTGTCGCGGGCGGCGTAGTCGTAATTGCTGGGTTGGCATACGAGTTTCCATCCGGGTCCGTGCGTCGGTTCATGTCCTCCAATTCGCGCACCTCGTTCGCGTTCATCACGCCAATCTGGCGAGCGATTTGATACACGCCGTAGCGTTCCTTTGTCGTGCCCTTAAGCAACGCGGCCGTCACGAATTTGAAATAGTATTGATCCGAGTAGAATTGCGTTGTCGTCAACAGCTTGCTGGCGCACTCCTCTTCCCAGCGAATCATCCAGCGTTGTAGGCAGTTGTTGATATACGCCTGATTCTTCATTTCCAGCGAGTTGTACGATACGCTGGTATCATCGCCCAACATCTGCTCAACGCAAAACAGCAAGCCAATATCCTGCCGCGAAAACTTGCGGCTTTCGATCGATTGGGCCTCAGCGTTCGTCTGGCTGATCTGCTCAACGCTCAGCCCCTCGCGGATCAAGCCAACTTTGTCCGCGTTTTCCGGACCGCTATGAAACTCGTTGAACTTGTCGACAAACTGCTTGGCATCGGCCTCAGAACGAAACGCCCCAGGCGGAGCCTTGAGTAAAAACTTGACGCGTGCGCCGTTCTTTTCGCTCATCACGGCCCGCGTTTGCTGGGCAATCGCCAGCCCGAGCGTTTGCTTGGCGGCGTCGATGATGCCAAGCCCGGAAAAGCCATCATCACTCAGCCCCATGATGTGCAGCACGTCCTCGTCCGAAATCCGCGATGTCGGATCGTCAATCCGAACGTGCCATTTACGAGCAGGCACGTTTTGGCCTACGATCTGTCGGCCAGGATCGACAACAATGGCCCACGCATCCGGCCTCATCAAGATAAGCTCGCTCGGCTCGCCACGCCCATTGCGGACGATCGCCGATCGTCCGTCGCCGTGCAGCAACGCGTGATGCTGCATCGTCTCCCGCCAAACGCTCGACGTCATCAACGCGTTTGGCTGGCGACGGACAAGCCAATACGCCGGATGCAAGCGGGCAATCTCCGCGTCGCCGTCGGATTCGCGGTAGTACAGATTGAGCGGCAGGCTTCCGATGTGGCCGCAGATTTTGTTTAGGCTGTACCAAGCGGCAGGCATCCCTCGAACAGTCGACGGATTGACCGCCACGCCAAGCGATTCCTGCGACTCGCCAAACGCCTCCTGAATCCATCGCTGCAACGCGCTGGAGCCTGCGGAAATATTTTGCGGTTCCATGTAGGCTCCTAGAAAACAACCATCGACCCAGAGGGTTTACGCGCCGCGTACATGCACTCGGAGAACGCCATCAACATCGACACCATGCCGTCAACCTTATGCTTTTCGTCGCCCTTCATCGGCATGACGTGATCTTTGTGATTGCGGTAGAGGGCCATATTTTTGGCCTGCCACTCCAACACCGGATCGCCGCCATGATACACAATTCCAGCGTCCAACGCGTCCAAAAACCGCATTGTCGGTTCGTGGTAGTGGTACGGCGCTTGCGTGAACTTAAACACGGGCAGCCCGTGTTCCTCTTGGAGGCTCTGTCCAAAGCTAGCGGCGAAAGCCGGGTCGAACGCCCACGACTCGATTTGATACTTCCCAGCCATCTCCAATATCCACGCCTTGACCGCTGCGTAATCGACGGCCGATCCACGGCACACGTTGAGCAGTCCGCGTTTGGCCCAGCCGCGAAACGGTTCGTAGTCCGGCCGAAACTTGCCTTCGTCGCAGCACCAGCAACGCGAGACAATCGAATACTTCACCGGCGACTTGCCCTCAGCCCGCTCGATGTACTCCGGGAACACTAGCGACACCGCGCACCAATCATTCGAGCGGCCTAGGTCAATTCCGCCATGGCCGTACGTTCCATCAGCCACAACGACAGGTTGATTGCCGCGTTTCCAGCGCGTCGCCGTGATCGGCTTATCTTCCTTTTCGGCTTTGCGGTTGCAGTTGTATCGAATGAACGCACCCAGCTTTTCCGGTCGCCGCTGTGCTGTTTCCGATTCGCTTCGAAGGTATTCAATCTTTGCCGATACGCCTAAATTTGGGTTGGCCTTCGCCCAGCATGCTTCGTCAAACGGATCGTCCTCGTCGTCAATCCGAGCGATAAACGCGAATAGCTCGTCGTCATACACTTCGCCATTCGCAACAGCCTCAACAGCATGAACTGCCGCAGCGTCTTCCTGTAGCCAGATAATCGAATCATCGCTACCGGCAGTCGTAATCATCAAAAGCATCGGCTGGCGACGCGCAGCCCCGCCGGTTTCCATTTTCTCTTTCGATTCGCGTTGCCGTTCCGTCCAGGCGTGTAGCTCGTCCTCGATCACGCAATGCGGGTTGAGTCCGTCTTTCTGGCTGTCAGCCCCTAACGGCATGAACTTGCTGTTCTGGTTGACATACCATATCGCGTGCGGAGCCTTACGCACTTTCGACCGGCTGTTGAGCGCGGGCGATGCAGTCACCATCTGCACCGCGTCATCGTAGCAGATGTGCGCCTGCTCTTTTTTCGTCGCCACCACGTACACTTCGGCTCCCGGCTCGTTCGGCTCATCGAAGTATTGGCACAACAAACCGACACCAGCACCGAGGGTTGTTTTGCCGTTCTTACGTGCGACAGTGACGTATCCGCGACGGAATCGCCGCAAGCCGTCAACCTTGCGACGCCACCCAAACAAGCTCCAGATGATAAACTGCTGCCAATCGGATAACACGAACGGCTGGCCTGCCCACTGGCCTTTGTAGTGCCTCAAAACCTTCGGAAAAAACATGCACGCCCGGTGGGCAATGTCAGCGTCGAAGTAATAGCCGCGTTCGTGGGCGTGCTCCAAGTCCGCCAAATGTCGCTGCACCGCCAGCTTGACCAGCTTGGACGCGACGATATCGCCACGCATCACCGCGTCACAATATGCGGCTACGTTCTCGCGCGGCTTTGGCGGTTCGGTGGCAATCATGCTGTCTCTCGTCGTAGTGCCAATAGATCGTCCTCCGGCGCATCAGCCGCAGCACCTCGAAGACGTTGACGGGCGATTGGTGTTGCCCCGATGGCATTGGCCATCGACATAAACGCCCGTGTTGCCGTTCCGGCATTGCCGACAGCCTTTTGCCGCTCGCGATCGTCGCCGGCCTGCGTCACCGCTCGAAGTTCATCGAGCAAAATGCACCACCATCGAGCCATGCCCTCCAAAACCGCTCGATCGCCTTGCCCAAGGCTCTGCGATAGCGATTCGGCGACATCATGCCACAGTCGCATACCGTGCGCGGGTAGGTCGGCAGGCGGTTCGCCGATGTCGCCAATGGGGTCGGCGTAGATTCGGTCACCCATCCGATCGGCTCGATACGTGCCATCGGCCATGTGCTGTGCGATCGACTTGGGAATTGCTGGCATGTTTCCTAGTTCCAATATGGCAAAAGCCGTTTTTTGATTGCCCAAAACTCACGGAACCTTGCAACGGCGGTCCTAACACACTCCAAACCTAGATTTTTGGCACCCCGGGTACCCCCATAGGGGGGTTTTTGAAAATCCACCTTGCGGGTGGGAATTGAATTGTCACCCATCAACTGGGTATTCATTGGTCAACCCGTACCTCTCGCGTAGGGTATGCCACGACAGCCCCTCAACCTCGTCGTGGCATTGCTGGCACACCGGCAACAGGTTGCCAACGTGATCGGCTAGCGTACGATCGGCCTGCACCGGGACGACGTGATGCGTTTCCACAGCCTCACGCACCACGCCACGTGTTTCACATACTCGGCACAATGGATAGCGGCCTAGGACAATCGCCCGAGCCTTTTCGTATGTGCGGCTGTAACCACGCTGCCTAGCGGTCGGTCGATGCTTGTATGCGTCACCCCTTGACCGCTCACCACGTACTGGGATTGCATTGGCCATTAGTCGCGCCCCACGATTTCCGACAGGTCAAACGATACGGCGTTCGGCACCGTGAACGATTTCGCCTCACCTCTAACACCACGCCGTATCGAGTAGGTAGCCCCTCGAACAAATCCGTTGTGCGATATCACGCCGCTTGCATTGCTTGTCAGCGTGAACGTGTCGCCATCGTAGGCCGAGCCATCCGTGCCAGTGCCTTGCACCTGCTGGATTGTCACGACGACGCCTTGCAACGGCAATCCCGTTGTGCCGTAGCAGATGGCCGTGCCTGTCGACAGGTTGGCCGCAGCGGGAAGCGTAGGCGTCACCGCCGTCATCGAGTAGGTCTGCGACGTCGTGTTGGCGATCACCTTGGTTGTTGGCGTGAAACTGTAGCCAGCCTTCGAAATGGCCACGCTGTATGTTGCCGCATCCAACGCAAACACGGCAACTCCGCTTGCGTTCGTCACCGCGACATAGTTGTTGACGCCTTCCACAAGGCGAACGGTTGCGTTCTGCAATGCCGTCGTGCCATCATCCACCGTGACAGTGAACGTATACGCTCCGCTTCCGCTGCCGATCGAACCCCACGCTCCGCCGCCATGAGTGCCGCTTAGTTGCGTGTCGATTTCGGCTGCCGTTGGCAAGTCGCCCAACTGCGTATCCAGGTTAGCCGCAGCCAGCCCCAAAGCCGATCGAGTACCTGCCGCATCGAGCGGTGCCGTGTAATCCGCATCCGCCAACCGACTGCCGACCGTTACATCGAGGCGAGCGAGCTCGACCGCCAATTCCGTCCGCACCCCAGCCGCGATAGCGGTGATGGGGTGAACGTGATCCGGCAGCAGCACAAACTCATCGCCCACAGTCGGCGCGGATGTCAACGCCTCAGCCAGCGTGAACGTGCCGTTCGTCTGTGAGTAGGTGTCAATCGGCCTGCTTTCGCCCGCCAGCGTGCCCGTCAAAAATAGCAATGTCTGATGGTCGTACGTGCCCGATGGAGCGGTCAGATTCGAGCGGAACACCGTCGTAGTCGGCGTCTGTCCGCTCGCTACCGTGCCATCAGTGACGTAGTTCGACTTACGCAGCGTGTCCATCAGCTTGCCGAACGAACCCGCCGCAACATGGCTTGCGTAAGCTTCATCCCATACGGCGTCAGCGTTTTCGCCAGCGGTCGGAATCGTCGGCAACGCCCCTCCGTTCCACTGCGTGACGTTGGCCGAGACCGTAAACGAGAACGCGGATAGCGTGCGGGTCGAGTATTCCCAAACCTGCTGCGCCGTTAGCGTGCTATACCCAGCCGCGCCAGACGCAAATAGCGCATCGAATACAGGCTGCTCCAGTACGCAACACACAAGCCGCACAGGCAACGCACCAGCGACAGCCACATTGATTATCAATTCCCCGGTCGTATCAGTGTCGGTGGCGTCTAGCGTCGCGTAATACCGCCCGTCCGCAATATGCGTTGCCCCGCCGCTGTTCTTGCTACTCTCCGTGGTGCCGCCCCGCTTCCACAATTTGATATCGCTCGCGTTGATCGTCAGCGCGGTCTCAGCCGTCTTGCCGTCCGTGTCGTCCAAAAACGGCCCGAGCAACACCTCTTGGGATGCCGTAGACTTGCGTAATGGAATCATGGCCGCATCCCTTGAGACATGTAATGCGAATGAAATAACACCGGCTTAGCGACTCCGCCAGCGGAAACAACGCGACTCGGCAATATCATCGGCTGCGGGTATATGATACGCGGATGCTCAACCCACGTCGGCGAATTCGTCGCAGTCAAATCAAGCTTATCTTTCCAACGGTCGACGTCCGACTGGCCATACCGACCGCCCATCGGGTAATACGCCGCAAGTGACGCCGGTCTTACCGTCGACACGTCGCGGCCATCAGCGAGCCCCTCGATTTCCGCCGCCTTCAATCCGGTTGACCAAATGCCAAACTCGGCCATCCGGCCATTGAAATAATCCTGCGCTACGCCGTTATAGATTAGGCCAGAAAATTGCGTAAAGCTTAACGTCGGGGAAGCGGTCGCGTCTGTGCTTACGGCTTGGCTTACTCCGTCCAGATAAATGCGATGTTCTCCGCCCTGCATGACTGCCGCGACGTGATACCATTGACCAGTGGATAACGACGTTGTTCCGCTGATGTTGATGGATTGCGTCAAACCGTACTGGTAATAATACTGCATCACATTCGACGAATTGAACAGAAACTCCTGAATTAGCACCCCAGTGGCGCTGCCACGCATGTAAATCGTATGTTGCGCGCTTCCGGTCGAGCGATAGACCCATCCCGCGACAGTGTACGCCGCGCCTCCAATCATGCCCGTGTAGCGCAAATACTGGCTGGACGCGCTCGCAAAACTGCGTGCCATAGCCTACGTCTCCGTCACCATGACCGCGTGCAATTCCGCATCGCCAGTCATATTGTCGGCAGCGTCATCAGCCTTGCGTCGCACCCGCAGCACGAACGATTCACCAGCGGCCAGCGAATCCATATCGGCACCGCTGGTGAAGGTAATCGTCGTGTAGTCGACTTCGCCCGAGGCGCTTGCCGTTGTGGCCGTTACGCCGTTGAAATCGTAGGACTGCGAAGCGTCGACATCCTCCGCGTCATCCTCAATCCGTCGAAATGCCGCTTCCCATCGCACCGCGTTCGACGTCGCACTGGTCGCCGACCAGCGGATACGCACCGTCAGCCCCCCGCCGCCATATTGCGGCGACAAGATGCCATGGAAATCGAGCGACTCCACGGTTGCGTCATCGAAATCCCAGACCGGAAAAGACTCAGCCGGAGTTGATCCGCCAGCGCGGGCGTCAGGCGTCGCATAGGCGGTTGCCGGTGGAACCACCGCAACCAGATATCCGACAACATCACCAGATGCCATTTGTCACCTCGCGATCGTCCACGATTGCGTCAAGCTCCGCCTGCGTCGTCGCGGCCAGCACTTGGGCGCGTAGTTGGCGGCCCGCGTCAAGGGCGGTTCGTTGATGCACAGCAAGCACGCCAGCCACTCGCACCATGTCCGCCGTATTCACGATCGTATACGCTCCGCCGTCCGTCGTGCTAATATCCTGCGGCAGGTCGAGCACGCCAAGATTGACCCCGAGCACAAGATTCTGCAAGTTCTGCGTCGCGGCCAAGCTGGTCGATACGCGGCTTCCGGGCGCCACCTCAACGCCGCTGGTGACGATAGCCGCCGTCTTAGCATCGATCGCTGCCATCCGCTCGGCCTTTGCGGCCGGCAGCCTAGCGGCTTCAATCGCCGCCAATTCGCCGGCCCTCGGCGGTCGTATCGTGTCGCCCTCAATCACCCATTGCCACGTCGGCAAGCCAGCAACGGCCGACAGGTCAGGATTGGCGATCCATTCGACGGCCGGATAATCGGGCGTGTTGACGCTACGCAGTAGCTCGCGGGTTGTGCGATTAAGAACGTCGGCCATCCTAGCTCCCCATATATCCGCTAATGCCCAGAACCGATTCCACCGCCGGTATTCGTTCCGGGTTGCTTTGCAGCATAGCGTTGATTTGCATGATCCGCATTTGGTTCGACAACGCGATTGCTTCAAGCGTGTCAGGATTTGGCGACTCGCCAATCACCACGCCATCGTCCTGGAACACATACACTTCGGCCAGTTCCGCGTTCGCGTCGTCGATGTCGCTAGCGATATGACGGCCATGCGGGCAAACGGGACATGGCGGCAAGCCAAGTTGCAAATGCCCGAGCATACCGCCACATCCAGGACAAATGCCTGTCGATCGATGACGGCAAATGCGGCAGGGCCCGCTAGTCGGCTCAGTTGCCATAGTTGTCCCCCACTATCCCGCACATGTCCGTCCAGGCGATGCCCGATTGCGTGTCGGCCTCCGGCAACACCTGCTCGATCCGCTTTTGCTCTTCACGCTCACGGGCAATCCGTTCCTGCGTCGCTTCCACCCGCCAGGCGAACAGCCCGAGTAGTCCAAGGATCACGGCGTAGGCGGCGACTCGGATTGCGATTGCCGCTTGGTACGTGCGGCGGGCTTTGGCGCATCGGGCAAGCTTGCGGCTGGCAAGGCGTTTCGCAACACGTTGACGGCGGTCCGCCTCAGCCAGTCGAGCGACGATGGCGCCGACCAATCGACCGCCACCGACGCCACAATGGTCCAGGCTATTGCCGACGTCGGCTGGATCGCTAGCGACTCGATCAGTAGGAGACATACAGCACCTCCGAGTGATCCGTTAGTCGCCGCCGTGCCCCAGATAGCGGCTGTAGTCGTCCAGCATTCATTGCGGCAAGCAACGATTTCCTTTCGCGTCGCTTGGCGGGCAACCGACAGCCAGAAACTGGCAACGGAGACAGCCGACGCAACGCACAGCGGTTCAGCAAGACATATCCGGTAGTCAATGGCTGTCCCCTCTCGCGGTTAGCGGACGATAATCAATGGCTGTGCGAAATGGTGCGGCACAACCAGTTGTTGCGGAAAAAGCAACTGCTGGCTATGCGGCACAATGATAGCAGATTGTCGCGGCACGACGATCTGTTGCCGATCGACCACGACTTGCCGCCTACGGCCTAATGGACCGCGCACAACCTGACGCCGCACAACCTCAGCCCCATCAGCGGCTACGGCAGCCAGCACGATAGCCGCAATCAAGATAATCCGAGACACAATCACCTGCCTTTCTTGGGTTAGCCCTTCAGCCCCATGATTTCGCGGAACAACCCCGCAAACTTCTTGAATCGAGCCAGCTTCGGAAAAAATCCGATCAGCAATTCAATGATCGAATCAAAGTCGATCTTGCCCTGTCCGTTGTCGGCGGATTCAATCTGCGCCGACTCAAGCTCGCCAACAAACGCCGATCGAATTTGCTCGCTGATACGCGTTTGCCGCAATCCGCGTAAAATCTGGTTTGCTTGTTGAGCAGTCAGTAGCCTGCTTGCATAAGCCGCCTGCACAGCCTCGTTAGCAACTCTCACCCACTCACGACGCCTACGCCTACGCTCACCCGCCATTAGTTTTTTCGCCATCACCGATCCCCTTATTTCGCCTCTGACAGTTCGAGAACAATTCCCTGACGATCTTCCTGCGATAGTTGTGAACCCGGTGGCATGCGTCCAGACAACACGGCTGCCACGGCCGATAGACTCACTTTGCAATCGACCTCCTCACCTCCAAGATACACGCCGCCCTTTGGGGCCGCGATGTCCGTTCCATGGCATTTGCCGCAATGCTTGTTGGTCAAAGGAAAACCCCGCGCCGGCGACACAGCGCTGGCGGAACGCTGCGGAGGATCTTGTGCCGGCGCGGGGGGCGTGGATACCGTTGGCTGGACGATCTGCCATTTGCCGTCGCGTAATTCGATCTGGAGAGTTTGCGGCGGTTGCTGGATCGGCTGGACAATCGCCGCTTGAACAGCGGGCTGACTGGCTTGCAGAGTCAACGCTAACGCGGCAGTTTGGCCGTATCCCTTGAGTCCTTGATCGGCTAGTTGCTGGGCTCCTCTGGTCAATTCCGCAGCCTGACGCAATACGGCGGCCGGATCGAGCGAATACGCTTGGACGGCCGTTGACAGACCGTAGACGCTTCCACCCTGCGGAGCGATCAGCGTAGCGGCGGCGCCGTTGCCAGGAGCGTAGTTATTGATGATTGAAATGGGTGGCTGTGCAATCACGGGTGCCGCCACGACAGCGGCCGCAACGTGATGTTGCTGCGACACAAACCGGCAACGGCTGCCGAACAGCCCGCACCGCGAACACGCCCAACAGTCGCTAGCGACTATTGCCAGCATGCAAAATATGATTGCTCGAATCATTTCGCCACCTCCAAGCTTTGCCTCAGCAGGTCCTGATAGATCGTCTCAAAGTCTGGACGATTGATCCGCAAACCTGCCCGCAAGTATGCCGCCACGCCGTCTATCTCACGTGTCGGATTGTCCGGCCCTAGGGCCACGTCCAACGCGTTCCGCTTATCGTCTGGTCCAATCATGTATCCAAGCTCTAACGCGGCCCTACGGCCGTCTATCCGCTCATAATCATAAGCGTAGAGAACGTCCCGAAGCAACTGACCAACTTGAGCCACTAGCGACTTGTCGGCCTGGAAATTGATTCCGATAGGCACACAGCGAGCGATTGCCGCCGAGTAATCACGGCGTGCGCGGCCCAGCAATCCATCAGCCGAGTCCACGTCAAGCGCGTACAGTTCGGCTAGCTTGTCGATCGCTTCTTCGCGGCTGATGCCCAGGTTTGCCAAGTCGCTCACGACGTCGAACCGCCCCGACTTTAGCACCGTCTGAACGTCGTTCGGGAACTCACGCCAACCTTCCGCACGCTCGATGTTGTGACACACGATGCACGATCGAGCAGGTCTAAGGCGTGCCGTATTTGGCGGCGGTATGTTGTGATCGCGGACAAGTTCTGGAGGGGCCTCACGCACTAGCTTTCCATTGCCGTCGAACAGCGTGTATTCAATCATGCCGTTCGTCAACGTCAGCAATACTTCGCGGCCCTGATCTTTGAAAATAAACAGGTTCTTAAGCGGATGCCGTTCGGCCTGCTGACCGCCATCGGCGATGTCACGCGTTACGCTCCACAGCCCGCCGCTCAGCCCAAGTCCGAAGTCCGCTCGACGAGGCTTGGCGGTCACATCTGATGCCGTTAACGCGGCTCTGCGTTCGCCTCCTGCGTCTTGGGTAGCTCGAAGAAAAACGCCACGGCCCCGCAAGTAGCGATCAAACTCGGTTAGCCCGCCAGCGTCCTTATCCGTATCCGTCGGCAATTGCCGGAACTCGTAGTAGGCACCGCCGTCGAGCGTATCGAGCGCTTTCGCCACCCACCAATCAGCCCGATAGACAGCGCCGGCGGATAGCGTGAGTTGTGCCAGCAACACGGCCTGATCTTGCGGCACCGTCGGTGCAATCACCGCCACATCAACGCCGCTATTGGCTTTCGGGACGTGCAAGTACGGGTCGATTTTCGCGAGCGAATCCCATGTCGCCAGTGTCTTGGCGATCGTCGTTTTTCGCGGGCTGAATCGTCGCAAGTCCACCCGCATCATCCAGCCGTTGGCAATCACGTCAGCCCGCTGGATCGTCGACGCCTGCGACACCGAAGTATTGAGCGCGAAATTCAGCAGCGGCACCCACTGCTCGTTGCCCCAGGGCGGGATTGCCAGATAGCGAAGAAACGGCCGATCGGCTTCCGGTTGCTGGACCAGGTCCGTCAGCGCCCAACCAACCCAATCCGGCGGGATTGGTTGGCGTGCGGGCGGATCGGCACAGAGCACACAAGCCAGCAACGCTGCAATCATCGTATCCACCGCCACGCCGCACACGCCAAGATATGCAAGCCGAACAGCAGCAGCGACAACACGCCCAAGAGCCCCGCTAAGCTGATTGACCAATCCTCAATAAAGTACAACCATTCCCTCGTCTGCAAGCTCATTTCATCCGCTCCACGCTAAGCCCTTCACGCACCAGCAACACCAACCCGCCAGCCCTCGCCACCAACCGGAACAATTCCGCGTCCGCCACAGGATCAACCGGCGCAGGCGTCTTCGGTCGCGGCGGCCCGTATGCCTCAACCGTCAGCCCGCGTTCCCAATCGCCGATCGTCATTCGCGGATCGTACACCGGCCTCATCAAATCCGTGCCTCCATGGTCGAGACCGAGCACATGACCTAGCTCATGTTCCGCAACAACTTGCAAGCCAATTCGATTTACGGGAATGGGCGTGCCAATGGCCCACGGTTCGCGGGCATCAAATCGCATTTGCAGCGGTGTCGTCCGGCCTTGCAAATACGGCAACTCGGCGTCAGCCAACACGCCACCCGGTTGCTGGCTCATCGTTGTCACCGTCAGCGATTCTCGCGAGTCAACCTCCGCAAACTCGATGCCGCAGACGGCTTGCCAAGAGTCGCAAGCAGCGCGGAACACGCGGCGGAACAAATCGCGGTCGATGCCCGGCAAGCCCGTCAGGGCCACGCGATAGCGGATAGTTGTTCCGCGCGGCCAGCGTGCTGGATTGCTTCCGAGGGGCGCGGGCTTGTAGCCGCAGATAATCCTATCGGACATCGCCTAGTCCTCGTAGGTGTTGCTCAGCCAGCAGCCAGGATGCTTAGCGTAGTCACTCGCTAGCCACTCGGCAACTGTTTTTTCGTCGTCGTCCTCTATCTCGATAATCTCATTATCGGCCATCAACCGCACTTCCGGTTCGTACTCACGTTTGAATTCGTCGAACGATAAATCAGGATAGTTTCCGTCGCAGACATACGCCAACGCTGTGCGCGCCGTTTTTGCAAAGACGTAGTACCACGAATCGTCGATCAAATCGACGCAATAGATTTTCATTTCCGCCATTAGCCATGCCTCCTGTCGTCGCGACGGCTGGCGGCGGTAGAGGCACCCGCCGCCAGCCTGTCGCGTCGTCCCCACTCACGACAATACGATACGCACACTCCAGCCCGCGTCAACGGCTTGCCACACGCATGAAAGTGCCATCCTGTCCAACTGGCGAGTAGACGTAGTGTTGGGACGCCCTGTTTGCGTCCTCAACGCGTCGACGGATCGGCAATCGGTCAGCGGTAATCGTCACCTCACCAGACAAAATGCGAGCCTCCATGTCGTCGACCAACCGTTCCGTCAGATGCCCGACGTAGTAGGGATTGGCGGACAGGTCGATAAGCGTCGGCGTCGTCAGTAGCCTCACCGCCAACGCTCGACGGGCAATCAGGTCTTGCGGCAGATCGCGTTCCGCGTCCTCGTCGTGCCGACGCTCGGACTCCTTGGCAACCCGCAGCCAAATTGCCATCCGGTCAACCTTCGGTAGCGGTTGCCGTTCCGGCTTTGGCAGCTTGATTTTCGGTAGCTTTGCAAGCTCGATTCGCTCCCGCTTCATACGGTTCCGTTCGTCGCGAATACGCTCAGCGTCTTCCCGTAGGACAATCCGCCGCAGTAACTTTCGCGGCCCAAGGATTACGCGGCGATAACGCAGCCGACCCTCAGCGATCAGCACGTCAATCGTCGAACTTTTGACACCGATAATCGCTTCCGCCTGATGGTTGAGTAGCCACTTCGTGCCGATCTCAGACTCAGGAACGTTCACCTCGTCGACGTAAACGCGTTGGAAAGCGTCGACATCAATCCACGCCACCTCCGGCCCGCCGGGTTTGACGGCGGCCCGCCGTATCGGCACGTCCCGCTTCAGCGCCGCTTTGAACACGCCGCTGTACGACATTCCCCACTTTTTCCGCGCGTCCTGAATCGTCATCCAAACTGTCGCCATTGCCCCTACTCCTCGTTAGCGTGCCGTTCAATGTGGCACTTTTTGCACAACACACGTAGCGCCGGCAACTCCACAAGGAGCCGCCTAAAAAATTCGACCGCCTGCTCGAACGACCGACATGGCCCCGCCGGCTCAATGTGGTCGACTTGCGTTTCGCGATCCATGAACCACTGCTGACAGTGGCAACACTGGATCTCCCACTTCTGCCGTGGGTTTGGCCCGCGATACGGCCGGCGTGCCGCCTTCTTCGCGTCGCGGATCGGCGGCCATTTTCTCGCCA